AAGTGCTTCTTCCATTTGCATATCTAAAGAAGTTTCTTGCTCTGGTGTAAGTTCTGGGATATTCATATCACCTTCTACTTCTCCACCTTCAGCATATTTATTTACTTTTAAAACATCTTTTAAAATTTTTACTCCACCATAATGTGCCACACCATTTTTCTTAACATCATAGTTCATATTTTTTAATTGTACTAATTCATAATCTGTTAAACCACCAGTACTATAAGCTTGGTATCCTACATCTTCATAAATTTTTCCAAGTCTAGGGTCACCACCCATTAAGCCACCAGTAGCAGCTTTGGTTACATTTGCTTTGTTCATTTTAATTTTATTCATCATAGCATCTCCTATACTTGCTCTTATTGCACTTTCATCAGCACCTGATTTTATCATTGTATTATATACTGCTAGTGCTTGACTATATGCTTTTTTATCATCTACCACATCACCTTGTGAATATCTTGCTCTATCTGGACTAAACAATCTAAGAGGTGTTCCCTCTCTTACACTTTGTGGTGTATTAATATCATACAATCCCATTCTTGGTACAGAATCTGTAGCCGACTTTAATGCTTTCATCTGTCCATCTAAGGGTTTTGTTGCCATAATATTAATCCTGTTTGTTTAACTTATTAGTTTCTTCAAGCCGGATTAACTGTTCCAGTAAATTCCATTTCCCTTGGTTGCGGTACACCGCCTGTTCCGATTGTGCCATTGCCAATCCCAGAGTTGTCTGGTCTTGTAGGTTCTTGAGGTACTGCTTCAGGGACTTCCATTGGGGACTCTGGACTATCTGCTCCACCAGTTGCCGGTCCTGCTTGTTGTTGTTGTCTTGCATTCTGTAATCCTATTATTTTTGCATATATCTCAGCTTCGTTAGGGTCATTAATAATTGACTCTGGGTCAAGGTCTAATGTATATGCTAGTTCTTTTACTAGTTCTGGAATCTTAACGAATGGAGCAATCGCAGGATTCTGTACACTTTGTAAGAACATTGTTAACCTTTGAGACCTTACTTCTTTCTGCATAAGTGAAGAAGTTCCTGTTGCCTTAATCTCAAGGTCGCCCTCTACTGCCAAGTCTCCCTGATAAAACTGCATGTTCCATTGGAAGTATGCTTCGCCTAAAGGTTTTAATAAGAAATCATCTAAATTTTTTACGACAGTTTTTATATTTAAGTTCGCTGCACTAAGTAACATAGACATACCAGAAGCTGTTCTTGTCATACTTTGAACACCTGTTTGTCCATGAGAGTATGATGGTATTCCTGTTGACTCATCTGCCAACTGTCTGAACTTATCAAACATCATCATATTTTCTGTTGATGTGTTTGGAAATTTTAATCCATGAATAGCTTGACCCGGCATACCTGCTTGTCTTCTAAATATTTTGCCCGGATATACATCCATGTTTTGACCTGCAACTAATGCTGACTCATCAACATCAAATACAAGTGAACCTGATAAAGCTAAATTATCAATAGCCATTCTTGCATGACCATTCATAATTTGTTGAGCATCACTCATATTTTCTGGTACACCTATACCAAAGAAACTATAAGGATTTTTCTCATAAGGAAATGCGTTATAAGGAATTCGATAAGGTTTAAATGGATTAACTACCATTCTTAAAATTCTCTTATCTGTTGCCCACGCATTTATTTGAAGAACACTCTCATCTTCCATACCTTCTGGTACAGGGATTTGAGCATCTTCTAAAACTTTTTTATCAACACAACCCCAGAATTCTAAAACTTCAAATCTATCTGTTTCACTTCTGTATGAACTATCTTCTTGTCTTATCTCTGCTTCGTATGTTCTATTACGATAGTTAGGTCCATCTTTAAGAGTTTCAAGTACTGAGTCCTTATCAAAGAAAGGTTTGTCAAGTAATTCTATAAGTTGTTTTCTATTAAACTTATGTCTGTGAACTACATACTCACACTCTTCTAAATTTTTTGCTTGAGGGTCTGGATAAAAATCCCAAGCACTTACAAATTCTAATCTAGGAACTTTAACTTGTTCTGGTTCATAACCTCTTGAACCATCTTCGTTTTTAATATATCTATGTAAAGTTTTATTAAAAGTAAAAGGACCTTTAATAATACCTGTTCCTAATAAAACAGATTCAAAAATTGCACTTCTTAATTCCTGCGAACCACTAGACTCATCTATTTGGTCATGGATTAACTTCTCCATTCTTCTTGCTAGTTTAGTAGCAGGTTTAATCTGTGCCATCTCTGGCATTGGAGCAGAACCTTCTTGGACTGACTCATCTCCTAATTCTTTTTTAAGAGACCCTAAAAAATTTTTATCTTCTGATAAACCACCGAATGTTGCACCCTTTGGTAATTCTTTACCATCTCCTTCGAAACCAACAAGAGACATTTGCTCTGGTGGTACTCCTTGAGATTGGTCAGAACCTCCTTCAATTTCTGGTCCTACATTCTGTAGATTTTCTGTAACTGGATTAAGATGAGCATACTCTGCTACACCTTCAGGAACTTTAGTAGCTTCTACTGAAATTGGAAACTTATTAGCAGAAAATAATACATCTACTAATTGACCATAAGCTGCAAGAACTTTTGTTTTAGTTACCTTAACAAATACTCTTGACTTCTCATGTTCTCTAAAGTGAACATTTTTATAATACTTACCTCTGTAATTATGAAAAGATTCAAGCCATCTGTCTTCATCAGATTGTCTTGCTCGTTCAGAAGCTTGGAACTTAGTATTGATTAAAGCCGCTAATCTATTAGCTTCTTGTTCTTTTTGTTCCTGTGCTTTCTTTTCAGAATCAGATTTATTAGTAATATCTACCATATTTAGTTATACCTTTTATTATACACCTACTTGTTGTTTTTGTCAAGTATTTTTTTTTGTTAACCAGTTATATCCTTATCATTTTTTTAATTACACTTCGAGGATAAACATTTCTATCTCCAAAAGCTATGTCGCCATTTTCATTTTGATATGAAGCAAAGCTATAAACATACTTATTATCCTTCTTAAATATATAAGCTTCAGTATGAATAGTAGCTACTTTCATCTTATTAAACTCATTATACTCTGCTATCGAACTATCTCCCAAGATATCTTCCCATATAATTAAATATTTATAATAGGTCTTATCTCCTAGAATTAAAGGGTCACTTGTCTTTGGCATTACTGTATAAATAATCTTTCTTTGAGTTTCTAAAATTTTTAGATTTACTTGTATCTACATCTTTCTCTGGTTGTCTACACCATTCTCGAAAGCTATCTTCTGGTCCGCCCATATCATTTAACCTAAATATCTTTGGTGCTTTAAATACATACTCAATGTTTGGTTTCTTTTTATACTTGAGCATATCTTCGTATGACATTACTTTATCATACTCTTCTCCAGTTTTTAAATCTTTAAAAGTATATGTAGGCATTAAAAGTATTTTTTCAATACATTAATTACTTCTTCGTTTTCTGATATTTTTTTTGCTTCTTTTGCTACAGTACCTAATATATCTTCATGGTCTCCAACACCTGCAGGATTTTCCAAAAAGACATTTATATTAGCAACATGTTTTTTAATGTTGCCTTCGGCATGAGCTATAAGAGCTTCTATTATTTTTTGTTTCATTTTTAAGTTTGCTAAAAACATATCCTTATCCTCCATGGTTTAATATCCAAATGTAGGGTCAGATGGAGTAAATCTTTTTATTTCTTTCATCCGACTATAAGCAGAAGGTTTAGATGGTCTTGACATAATTAAATATCTAAGTGCATCATATGCGTGGTCTGATGCTTTTGTATCTACATCTTCCGGTTTATTAGGGTCAACAGGAATACTTTGTAATTCTCTAATTAAATTTACGCAGTTAGAAAATATTTGTAACTTAGGTCTTCCTGTAGTTTTGTTTTGTTTAAGATACTCATGTATCTGTATCTTTCCTTGAATTCTATTTTTATCTGCAGGTCTTAACTTATGTCCTGCTCGGACCAATGTCTCGCCAACTGTTGGTCCTCCCACACCAGTCTTATTCCATGCTGCAGTATCTAATACTCCTTGAATACTTTTATGGTCATCCTTTTCATAAGCAGTAATCATTTCTGCTAGTGCTGAACCTGTAAGACCTTTTCTATAAAGCTCTCTGTAAATAATTAAAGTATCATCATCTGGGTCTATCGTTGACCATACACAACATGATTCTGCTGCATAACCATAGTCAACTCCTTTATACTTTGCCCAATGAATAGGAATCTTAAAAGGTGGGATAACATGTATCTCTGGATTAAATTCTACGAATGCTGCACCTTCAGCTACATCCCAATTACCTTCTAATAATTGTTTTCTTTGTACTGGAGGAAGAGATGCTAACATCTGTTCATACCTTCCATCTTTAGATAGATAAGGATTATCTTCTAATCTTGCAGGTATAAACTTTCTTGTTAGACCATCTGGTCCTTTAAATGCTTCGTTGGGAGGAGCAGGAGTAAGATATCTTTTTCTTACCCAATGCCCACCAACTCCACCGGGGTTTGCTGTACACCGAATATAAGGTTTTATTTCTGAGTCTGTTGTTCTTAATCGTGACTGCAAATACTGTAGTGGAAATTCTGTTGGATATTGTGTTAATTCATCAATACCTATCCAACTATATGATTGTCCTTGATATCTATAAACATCTGCATCTCTATCAAGGTATCCAAATTCTAATGTAGCACCAGAAGGAAACTTCCAAACCTTTTCAACTTCTCTAAACTTTGCACCCGGAAAAGCTTTAGTATATAATTCTCTGGACTTATCTATTAATTCTCTTAGTTCAGGCATACTTCTACGAAGAAGTAATGCTCTATGTTCTGACCTATTCATAAATCTTAATGGGTCAACTAACATAGCAAAAGATTTACCACCTCCTGCTGCACCGCCATAGAGAACATCTTGTTCCCCTGCCGCTAAAAAATCTGTTTGAGGTCCATCATTAGGTTTAAAGACAATTGATTCCTTATTCTCTTCAATAAAGTCTCTTACCTTCTTTGGAGCTTTCTCAAATTCTGATTCAGTTAGGACTGTGTTCTTATTTGTTGATTGTTGTTCCTTTGGGTCAACAGCTAACTCAACTTTCTTAAGAACATGTTTCTTATCTGCCAAGTTTGTTCTAGCTTTAGAAACTTTCTTCTCTAACTTTTTTAATTCTTTTTCTTTTTCTCTTAGTTCTCTTCTTGCTTGAAGCTTTGCCTTTGTTTCCATTGACAAATGTCTCGGTGCAGAAGAACCTTTAGGTCTGCCTACCATGTATTACCTAACTCCTGTCTAGTAGTGCCTTTGTTTTATCTTTATCCACTATCTTCTTTAAACCAACATAAGATATCTTTCGACCAGTCTTATGTTCTAGTTGTTCTGATGCACCTCTTAGAGACAGAGAGCCATCTAAAATATGTTGCTTAGTTTCCTTAAGAGCATTTAACTCTGATTCAATGGGTTCTAAGAAACCTTTTTCATCTGACTCTCTGTATCCAAAAGGTATTGTGGAGGTTGTTCTTTTCTTTAGCATAAATTATGTGCCGAGACTAGGTTTAAACTCCTTTATATCCATTTCTAAACATCTAGCATCTATATGAACATCTTTGTATCCTAACATATCAGCTTCCATTTGCATTTTAGATACTTGTAATTCTTTATGAGCATTACATTCATCCATAGAAAGAAAATACATACCCTTATAAAAATATTGTGGATGACTTGTGCTACTTAAAAACATAAGTAAGAATACTATTTTAGTCATCTTTTACTTCTACTGTCTCTGCGTCTATGATTGTTTCTTTTTTATCTGGAAGAATAAAGATTCCACCTGATACATTATGATTAACATTGATATGTTCTCGTTTTGCAACACCAACTCTGTCTAACAATGTCTGTGCTGCTTGTAATTTTGCGTTAACTTGAGGAATAGGTGCGTCACTCTCTAATACTTCAACCAATTTAGCTGCCGCCTTTGGTGCTGAATGGGCTAATATCGTATTAGCTGTGTCGATAATCTCCTGTCGGAGACTTTTGACAACAGCATAATAACTAGTATCCTCATAACCTGCGACTTTTAGTGCATGTTTGATATCACCTCGGGCTTCAGAACCTAAAGTATCTAGGAATTTCTGTTGCTTCTCAGTTAATTCTCGTTTTTTTGTTTGATTTTGTGTTTGTAAAAAACTCATATATCATATTATACACCTCTAGTTAACATTTGTCAAGACTTTTTTTTCTTCTTGACAATTTCGCAGAGGGGTGTATAATATATATAGACGCACCGGGAGCTATAACACCCCTATACCACTTATTTATATATTTAGATTACTCAACCCTGCCAAAACCGGTGGGGTTTTTTTATGCCTGTAACGCACCCCGAACTAGTTAACAGCTAAATCTGTAAATTTTGTATGAGTATTACATTAATAGGGGGACTAGGGGGTATGGCACTTGCCTATGGGTTGTATAGTCTTTTTATATTTACCAGATTTTTAAAAAAACAATATGCCCATTATATACTATATGTCAATAGCATAGATTTTTTAAAAAGTCAACTAAAAAATTTTAAATAATATTGACAAATTGTCGCATAATCTAGTTAACATTTAATATATAAAGCTTTTATTTATATAATATATTTTAATC